CTAAAGGTAATAAAGCTATGCTTAAGAAGAAAGATAGTGATGTAAAGTTTACAAAAAGAATAGAAAAAGCTATAAAAACTCCAGTTAATGCAGGTCCAGCTAGGTCAGTTGCTGAAGCACAAAGAAGAGGTTTATCTACTTTTACAAATAAAGCTGGTAAAAAATTAGCAGCAGTAACTAAAGAACAATTAAAAGATGCTGGTTTTAAAAATACTAAAAAAGGATTAGGTAAGTTTATAAAACAAGGTAGAGAATTAGATGCAATAGATAATCCTAATAAAAAGAAATCTGGTGGTAAAGTCTTTCGTAGAGGTGGTGGTCAAGCCTTACGAGGATTTGGTAAAGCTACTTACTCTAATAAGATGTACTAAGAATGCTAGGAGTATTATATGAAATGAAAACTCGTATGGAAAATAAGTATGAGTTTAATAAAAAATATAAAAAGTCTATAGAAGAAGGTTACGATGACTACACACTAATAGATTACGGTGTAGTTAAACCAAAGAAAGAAGATTACCTAGATTGGGAAACATGGTTTCAAGATCATTGTAATTATATAAGAGAAAAGTTTAGGTACACATATGGCAGTAAAGAAAAAAAGAAAGCCTAGTAATATGAAAGGCATGACCATTGGAGGAGGACAGAAACGTTCTACCAAATCTGGTGCAGGTCTTACTGCTAAAGGTGTTGCTAAGTATAGAAAACAAAACCCCGGTTCTAAACTAAAGACTGCTGTTACAGGTAAAGTTAAACCGGGAAGTAAATCTGCTAAGAGGCGTAAGAGTTACTGTGCTAGATCAGCAGGTCAAATGAAGAAGTTTCCTAAAGCTGCTAAGAATCCTAATAGCAGACTTAGACAAGCTAGAAAAAGATGGAGATGTTAGTTGAAGAAGAAGTTAACGAAGCGTCAGACTGATACTTTAAAGAAACACTCAGTTCATCACACTGCAAAGCATATGTCTTTTATGCGGAGTGAGATGAAGAAAGGTAAGACATTCTCAGCATCACATAAAGCTGCTATGAAAAAGGTGGGCCGATGACAAAATGTAGAAAGTGTGGAAACCCTTCTCATTGTAATGTTTCATTAAATCAGATTATTTCTCAAACTGTATCTGGTGTAGGTGGAACTAAAATAGGGCTTTGTAAAACTTGCATATGTGATAAGTGCGTACCTAAGACTGATTGGGGCTAACGTGGCTGTAGCAACTAAACGTGACCCTAAGAAATGGGCTGCTGCTAAAGCAAGAGCAAAGGCTAAAATGGGTGGTAAGCATTCAGCAAGAGCAATGCAGTTAGCAGTTAAGTACTATAAAGATGCAGGTGGAAAATATAAAGGTAAGAAGAAAAAAACTAACAAGCTATCTAAATGGAGTAAGCAAAAGTGGAGAACTAAATCAGGTAAACCTTCTAAGAAGACAGGTGAAAGATATCTCCCAGAGAAAGCAATTAAATCTTTATCTTCTAAAGAGTATGCTGCAACAACAAAAGCTAAGAGAGCAGGAACTAAAAAAGGTAAACAGTTTGTCAGGCAACCTAAGAAGATAGCAAGAAAGACAAGAAGGTATAGAACATAATGGCTACATCAGGTACATATAACTTCAACTTAGATATAGATGAAGTAATTCAAGAAGCAAGTGAGATGATTGGTGGAGAAGATACTCTAGGCCATGAACCTGCTTCTGCTAGACGTTCTATTAACCTTATGCTTAAGGATTGGCAGAACAGAGGAATACTTCTATGGACAACCAATACCAGCAGTATTACATTATCTACCAGTGTTACTTCCTATGACTTAAGCAGTAGTACAATAAATGCTCTTGAGGTAGTCTTACGAAGAAGTAACTCAGACATACAGCTTACTAGAATTACTCCAGAGGAGTATCTCCTTATACCAGCACCTACTCAGACAGGAAGACCTACTCAGTATAGTATACGTAGAAATAGAGACAATCCTGTTCTATCAGTCTGGCCTATTCCAGAGAACTCTACAGATACTTTACAGTTAGAGATAGTCAGTGAGATGCAGGATGTGAATAGATCTGCTGATCAGAATGCTGATCTACCTAAAAGATTTCTACCACCACTTACTTGTGGACTAGCTTACTATATGTCTATGAAGCGTCCACTGGTAGCAGATACAAGAATAGCAATGCTTAAACAAAACTACGAGGATATGTTAGCTAGAGCAATGGAAGAAGATAGAGAAAGAGCTTCTCTATATCTATTACCTAGATTAACATTTTATAACTAATGGCAGTAAATAGTAAAACTTTAGCAATGTGTGATACCTGTGGATTTACTTATCCACATAGGGTTATGAGAATGAATAGTTATGGTCTTCTGGTTTGTCCTGAAGACTTTGAAGGACAGTATGATTTAAAGAACAGTCCATTAAACAAAGTTCCAAATGTAAAGGATAATCCTAGAGTTATGAATCCAAGACCTGATGATGGTGGTAGAGGAATAACATGGGATCAATATGCAGAATGGATTACAATAGATCCTACAAGTCTTGCTCCTATCATAGGTAATACAACTTGGCAACTTGCAAATAGAACATGGGATGCAATATGACAGATTTTAACGGGAAACTTATATCTAATACATACAGATCTTTATTGACTGTTAATGCAAGTGTGACAGGTACAGGTGTTACTACTTCTCTTGTAGGTATACAAACAGCAGACGGTACTCAGACAGCTATTAAGATAGCAACTAATGCAGCACAGATTAGTGGTAATCTAGGTGTATCAGGTAATCTTTCTGTAAAAGATAAAGTATGTGCTTCAGCATATTATGGAGATGGATCAAACCTTACAGGACTTACAGCCTCTATTGGTGGAAGTATATCAGTAGGTAATGCTCTTATAGATGGTGCAGTCACAGTTACAGGTAATGCAATCTTTGAAGCTGATGTCTCAGTTAGTGGAGATCTTAATGTTGCAACAAATGCTTCCATAGGTGGAACCTTAATTAATACTGGAGCAGCTACATTTAGTTCAACTGTTACAGTCGTAGGTAAAGGTACTTTCAAAGATGACGTATCTGTCAGTGGTGTTCTAGGAGTTAAAGGTAATGTATCAGTAGAAGGTAATACTTCTCTTGGTGGTACTCTTGTAGTAGCAGGTACAGGAACTTTTACAGGTAAATCAGAATTTAAAGATGATGTATCTGTCTCTGGTAAATTAGATGTAGCAGGTAATGTATCCGTAGGGGGTACAGCAGTATTCAATAGTAATGTCTCAGTCAGTGCTAATGTTAATGTAAATGGTAATGTAACAGCAAGTTACTTCTACGGTGATGGATCTAATCTCAGTAATGTTGAAGCTGAATTAGGAATTGCTACCAACATATCTGTGTCAGGATTTATACATGCAGGTGGAAGTGTATCTGTAAGTGGACCTTTCAATGTTGTAGGAGCAGCTACCTTTAAAGATGATGTATCAGTAAGTGGTAATACAAACCTTAGTGGTACAGCTACAATAGCAGGAGCCGTCAGTCTTGCATCTAGTCTAAGTGTAGGTGGTGCAGTAAATCTTTTAGGTACAGCTACCATAACAGGAGCAGCAGGATTTTTAAGTACAGTTAGAGTAGCAGGTGCAACCTCAATAGAAGGAGCAGCATTACTTAAAAGTACAGTCACAGTCGTAGGTGCAGCACATCTGCAAAGTACCTTATCAGTTGGAGGAGCAGCTACGTTTGCATCTACAGTAACTATAGTAGGAGCTAATCTTCAAGCAGCTAATGCTAAAGTATGTGCTTCAGCATTCTATGGTGATGGCTCTAACTTAACAAATGTACCAACATCAGGTGATGTATCAGTATCAACTCTCAGAGTAACACATAATGCTTCCATAGGTGGCACACTATCAGTAGTCGGAGCAGTAGGATTAAACTCTACTGTAACCGTAGGAGGAGCTACACATCTTCAGAGTACACTCTCTGTAGCAGGTGCAGGTACTTTTAATTCTACTGTAACAGTTGTAGGGGCTGCTCACTTACAAAGCACAGCATCTATTGGTGGAGCAGCTACGTTTGCTTCTACTGTCACTGTAGTAGGTAATACAGCCCTTAAGAGTGCAGTCACAGTAGGTGGGGCAGCTAACTTTGGATCAACAGTCACAGTAGTTGGAGCAGCACACCTTCAGAGTACAGTATCTGTAGGAGGAGCAGCTAAGTTTAATTCTACTGTAACAATAACAGGAGCAGCAGGATTTCTAAGTACAGTAACAGTTAGTGGAGCTACAGGATTTTTAACAACAGTCAGAGTATCTGGTGCTACATCTCTAGAAGGTGCAGTCAACATGGGAAGTACTCTCTCAGTAACTGGTGCAGTTGTTCTAAAGGATAATGTATCCATAGGTGGTACTGTTAAGATGGGTAGTACAGCAACCATATCAGGTGCAGGAGGCTTTTTAAGCACTATTAGAGTAGCAGGAGCAACTTCTCTGGAGAGTACTGTAGTCATAGGTGGTACTGCCACTATAACAGGCAATACAGGCTTCCTAGGTACAGTTAGAGTTAGTGGTGCAACATCACTTGAAGCTGCTGTAGTCATGAAGAGTACAGCTACAGTATCAGGTGCAGTAGGATTACTAACTACACTAAGGGTTGCAGGAGTTGTATCTGCTGAAAGTAACGTAATCATAGGTGGTACTGCTACCATCACAGGTAACTCAGGCTTCTTAGGAACTGTCAGAGTTAGTGGTAATACAAGTGTAGGTGGTACATTTGCTCTTGCTAAGTCAGCAGCAGCAACAGTACATACAACAGCTATCAATGGAGTAACCAGTGTATCTCTTAACTTTGGAGGCGCACAAAACTTCTTGACAACTGTAACAGCAGCACATACAATGGCAAGAC